ACAAAGACGATCGACCACGCCGATTACCCACGCCGGTGCCGCCGCATGAGCGACGCCGAGCTGCTGTTCACGATCGCCGACTGCCAGCAAACGCTCGCCGCCTGGCCAGACTCGCCGAACGCAGGCTACTACCAGGACGAAATACACTACGCGGCCGCCGAGCTGGCCCGCCGCGAGCGCGGCGGAAAGCGCCGCCCACCCAGCCGCTACCGGCTCGAGGAGACCGCCCGCCATGACGAGATGATCGCCGCGGCCATGGACCGGCCAGGACCGGTGCTCGCCGATGGACCGTGGCCCGACTACGAATGACGGCCAACTAGCCCGGCCGGACAACCCGGCCGGGCGCCGAACCCATAGACAACCCGGCCCGAACCCATGGACAACCGACCGACAACGCAGCCCGAACCCCGCCGGCTTGACCGCCGTGGCCGATCGGCAATAATTCACCCATGCCAAAGATCGACCCCGCCAATTACGTTTCAATTCAGACCGGCGCCCGCCTGGCCGGCATCAGCCGGCTCCACCTGCGCGAATGTATCAAGGCCGGCCGCATCCAGGGCATCGAGATCGACGGGTACTACTTCGCCCTGCGCAGCTCGTGCGAGAAGTTTGAGCGCGACCCCGTCGGCCGCGGCCGACCCCGAACCAGGCCGGCCGACGGCAGGTAGCCGGACAACCAACGGAAAACTTTTTGCCTCACCACTTGACCCCTATTTGACCGAACGATAATATAGGCCAGCGAGCACGACCGAACCCATAACCAACGGAGCCAGAGCCCATGACCATCCGAGACAGAATCGACGCGATGAAGGCCGCTTGTGACGCCCGGCCGGTTGCCACGCTTTACGACGCCCTGCGGCAGCTTGGCCCAGGCATCCCCGCCGAGGAGCACGCCCGCCTGGCCCGCGCGATGATGCTCGACAGCATCGAGCGCCGCTGCGGCGAGGCCGCCGTCGACGCCCTGCTTGCCGAACTGGCCTAGGAAACCTGCCCCGAACCCATAACCCAAGGAGCCCGAACCCATGACCACACCCCGCACGAAATCCGGCCTGCTCCCGATCGGTACGAAAGTATGCGGCAGCGATGGTTTCACTCTCCGCGTCGGCCAGGTCGCCGATCACACTATCGACAAGTGGGGCACATGGCACGTCGTGGCCGTGGCCGGAAAGTTTGAGAAGATCGGCCACATCGGCGACGCCGGCCAGCTCGGCATTGGCTGGAAGGTATGGACCGCACGCGACGGCCGACACGGCGACTCGAGCGGCCCCGCGTATACCGGCGACTGATCATCAACACCCAAGGAGCGCGAACCCATGGACAACATGACCGAACTGGCCAACCTGGCCGCCGGCGGCGGCCGATTCGTCCGCCTGGCCCGTGGCGAGAAACGGCCGCTGGGCGCCGCCTGGCAGACGAAATCCACGGCCGACGTGGAGCAGGTGCAGGCCTGGCTCGACGCCGGCAGTAACGTCGGCCTGCTGCTGGGCCAGGTTTCCGGCCTGGTGGACGTTGAATACGACGAGCCCGCCGGCCTCGAGCAACTGGCCGCCTACGGGATAACCGACCTGCGAACCCCAGCCTGGCGATCCGCCAGGGGCGAGCACAGACTATTTCGCTGGGCACCCTGGATGCCGCCGACGGCGGCGCTCAAGGTGGATGGTATCGAAATACGGATCGGCGGCCGTGCAGCACAATCCGTGCTTCCGCCGTCCAGGCATCCGGCCGGCAGCCGCTACGAATGGATCGTCCCGCCGTCGGAGTGCCCGGTGGCGGAGTTTCCCGCTCAACTTTTGGCGGGAGCCTACGCATGATCCGCGACGCCTTCCGTGCCATCCTCGCCGTGGCCGTGCTCGCCGCTTCCGCCGGCATCGTCATTGAGGCCCGGTTCCACCTGGCCGCGATCGACCTGGCACACAGGAACGCCACCGCCGGCCAGCAAACGGCCTGGCACGGCCATCCAATCGCCGCCCAGCCAGCCCAGCAAGAGCCAGGCCGCCTCCGCCAGCTCGGCCGGGCGGCATTGAACATGGCCGATGCAGCCTTGAACGTCGTCCGCTAGGTGGACGGGTTCGCGAGTCGTGCGGACAACCCGCGGAGAACCAGCCGCATGCTGGGCTCGGCGAACCAGACCCCGAGGCATACCTGGCAGACGGCGTCCACAGTGCCGCGCAGCATCATCGGCCAGAGCGGCCCGATCCCGTGCCGGGCCTCCCACTGCTCGCGAACCTGGGCACGCACCAGGGCCATCGCGTGCTCGATCGCCCGGTGATTCTTGCCGCCTTGCCGCTCAATCGCCTCCAGGTGCCGGTGGGGCCAGTGCCGCACGACCAGGCGGACCAGCTCGTCGAACCTGGTTCCACAAATCGCCGCGCGGCTGCCACAAGATTGGCGAAGGTGTGCCGTCAGCTGCTCGAGGGCGTCGCCCGCCATTCCGTCACCGTGGCGGGCAGCGGCCGTCGGGGCACGCGGGTTTTTTCTGGCACCGATCGCAGGTGCAGACGCACGGCTGCAGGATCCGGCCGTCCGGCTTCCAGTAGCCGTTGACGCAGGTGCGGCCGCAGACGCACTCGGCCGGGGCCGGCGGCACTGGGGCCGGCGGCGGAACCTCCAGGCTGGCACGGGCAGACGCTACCGCAGCGGCGGCCCGCGGGGCCTGGCGGTCGATCTCCGCCGGGTCGGCGGACCACGACGCCAGCAGAGCCACGATCCATTCAAATAGCGTCATTCACCACCCCTGGCCATGATCGACCATTTGGTATCCGTCCTCGCCAACCGGGCGAGCGTGAACGAGGTGCCGGTCGTTGTGCTGCGGAGGCTTCTCGGCCACCAGGGCAATCCACAGCAGGCCCTTTGCCGCCTTGGCGATCCACCGCAGGACGGGCCGATCGGCTTGCGGCGCGAACGGATTCGCCGACTGGCCACCAAACCACCACCCGATCGCCAGGCAGGCAACGGCCGCGAGCACTAACCTACGGTCTACGATCATCGAAATACCCCTCACAGGCCTAATGACAACACGGCAGGCACAGGATCAAACAACTCGTCCGGCTGCGGCGGCCGCATCTCTGGCGGCGCCGGCTGCATCCAGTTGCCGTTGTGAATATCCCGCCACTGGAATCCGTTTTTCACACTCCCGATCGCCCAGGCATCGCCCAGCATGCCCTCGACGACGCGCCGCCGCGCCCAGAACGATCCAGGCGGCATATCATCCGGCCACCGGTTGTCGTATGGTTGGCACCAGGCGGGGCCCCAACTATTCAAAATCAGGACGCAATCGTCCGGCGATCCGTTGGAACGGTAGCGAACCCCGATGGCCACCATCTGGTGATACCAGGTGCCAGAGGCCTCCATGATGCCCGACGGGCCGAGCTTTGAAGTGAATCCCTGCGAGCTGGCCAGCGTCACAGGGAACCCGGCCTCGAGGGCGGCCGCCAGCTCGTCCCAGGTGCGAACGGCTACGACGTGCTGGCATGGTGCCTTTCTGGCAATCTCCTCGAACTGCGGCCGCTGCTTTTCGCCGCCGGCACCGTAGGCACCCCACGTCCGCTCCAGGTCGCCACTGTAAACAGTCAGGTCGACGCCGAGATCGGCGAACTTCTGCCGGTAGATCACGCCCCAGGTTTTCAGCCACTTCGCGGCACCGAACCCGGTCGCCCCATCGGACCACCCAGCAAACGATCGGCCCATCGCCTGGCATCTGGCACCACCGTAGATGGCTTCCGTGCTTGGCATGAACGGCGGCTCGGCCGACTCGCCTAGCGACCATGCCACGCTTTCCTGGCAAAAAACGGCGTGCATGGCACCCCAGGCTACGCAGCTGCCATTGAGCTGCCGGCCAACCACGAACGGCTTTCCGTAGCGAGCCTGGTGGGCACGGTACATCGGCCGGTATAGGAACGTGTCGACGCCGCGGGCCTTGGCCATGCAATCGGCGCCGGCTTGGGCGAAAAACGGCTCGGCCAACTGGCCCAGAAACGCCCGCGCCCCGACTGGATCCGGCACATAGCCAAAATTGGCAGACTGCGGCTGCGTCCGCTTGGCCGAAACGGCGATCGTCACCGCCACGCCGAGGAGCAGGGCAGCCACGAGCAGTCGGGCAGGATGGCGGTCAGCGTGCTGCATCGTCGGCGGCCCTTGCAACCTCACGGTAGGCGGCGATCCAGGCGGCACGCTGGGCGGGCGCCAGCGGCCCGCCAGCCACCCCAGCGGCCTGGTCGAGATATTCGCGGATCGCTTCCTTGGCTCGAGGATGCTTGTCGCCGAGACTGACGCCGCGGCACAGGAGCAACCGGGCCCGCTGCCGCAGCTGATCCATCGCCTGGCCGGTTTTTAGGAGCGGCTCGGGCTGCATGCCGTCATACTCGAGCTCGGCAGCGACCTCGTACATGAGCGCCGCGGTGACTGCCGCATCGGTCGCGGCGTCGGGCCCGACGAACTTTCCACGCAAAACGAGCTTTGCGTCCGGCGGCAGCGGCGCCGGCGTCGGACTGTCAGGCTTTGCTGGCGAGTTGGCCCAGAGCAGGATGCCGGCGACCAGCAGGCAGCCCGCCGCCAGGTGCCGGGCGTCGAGCTTCGGCATCTCGGAGCCAGCAGAGAAGGCCGAAATGCGCTCGCGGAGATACGGGCCGGCGATGATGATGGCCGCGGCCACGATCAACACAAACGAAATCATCGGGTAGCCTCACGAACGACTGGCAGTAGAGATTCCACGGCCCCGGCGACGGCCATCAACACGAGCGACCGCACCGTTGAGCGAACGACAAGCCAGACAGGCCAGGCCATGACGGGAACGCACTTGTCCGCCACCGCATCGAACAGCAGGCCGACCGCCTCGACGACCCAGGCCTTCTTGAGCGCACCGTCGGCCGGGATCGTGTCCGCCGTGGCGATCACGATCCGCATCAGAGAAATGGTCAGCTCGCCAAACTCGGCGACCGAAATGCCGCCGGCCGCAGCCGATCCGGCAGTCGCGATGAACGCGTGTACCTTCTCGACAACAGTCGGTAGGCCGGACGCGGCGAACGCTGGAGCCTCGTGAATCATGTATCCACCGTGCTCCCAACGCCCACGACCAGCAGGTCAATCTCGACCGCACCGGCCGACGGATTCGCGATATAGACGACGTTGTTGACGTTACTTGCGACGGCCCATCCGTCCTGGTAGTCGGCAACTCGGTAATCGCCACCGCGGTTCACACGGGCCGAGTAACCGGTGGTGTCGCTCGGGCCGATGACGCCAACGAGGACGTACCGCGAGGCGGTCGTCGTGTTGACGATCAAGAAAAACTCTTTGAGCGTGTTGATGACGATTTTGCCACCGAACCCGAAGGCCGTGGCCCCAAGGTTCAGCAGGTCGATCGAGTAAGACTGCCCGGCTGCGATCGTCACGCGATTTCGCCAGGCTACGTTGGCCTGGCCGGCGCCCGTGCCATTGGAGATAGACCGCTGGGTGCGGATCTCGACGCTTTCCGCCAGACTGCCGAGAGTCGGGTCGTCGGAAAACGAGTAGGTGCAACGCGAGTTGCCGGTTACTGACAGCGAGGTCGCCATTAGCGGATCAAACCCTCCTGGTAGAGACGCTTTGCGGTCGCGACGTTGCAACCGAGCTGGTAGGCGAGCAGCTCCCAGAACGTCGTTTTGCTATCGCGGCTCGTGATCGAACCGATGCCGACTCCTCGCCGTGGCGTGTAGTGGACGTGCTCGCCAGATGGCGGTGCCAACGGCTCGCGGCCCTTGGCCGTGTGCCGGAAATGCACTTCCTCGGGGCTTGCGCGACGTATCACGACCAGGGCTCCTACCCTCCATTGTACGAATGTTCACTACGTTTCCGGCGCGCGGCGCCGCCCGATAAATAGGGCAGGGGATTAGCGGCCTCGAACCTCGGCCAAGGTCGCCGCATAGCCAGCCAGGTCTATGGGCGTATCGGGCGTCGGGGCCGGCCCGGCATCTCTGGCGATTTTGTCCAGGGCCATGATGATCGGCCAGTCGTCGATTGCGAACGGAGGCCTGCCGGCCTCGATCCGCCTGGCGATCTTTCTGCCAAACGCAGCGTTCATCAGGGCCACCGTAATGGCGAAGTGGTCGGCGGGCGGCCCGTAGGTCGCTCGCCGCTGCGCCACGGTCTCAATGGCCGTTCGCAGCATCTCCTCCGCAGGCGTCGGAAACCGGTCCCGCGGCCCGTCTGCGGCGAAGACTCTTGCCGGCTGCGGATCCTCGGCGGTATCGGCCTTTATCGCCGCGTGCAACTCACGGTGCCTGGCCTGCACGGTCGCCCACGCAGCTTCAATCGCCTCGGCCGGCATCGCATCGACGCACGCCGGCTCAATCGCCTCGTCGTCATCCTCGATAACCCGCTCTGGATCCACGAGCGGGCCGCGGGTGTCGATCGTCTGGCAGAGCGGCTCGCCCTCGCAGCATGCCGCCTCCGCGGCGTGAATCCGCGTCTCGACCGCCCCTCTTAGGGCGGCGTTGTGCTGCTCCAGTTCCGCGATTGTGCTCACGAGTCGCTTCCTTTCTTCTAGCAACCGAAACGCATCGGCAGCCAGCGACCCGCTGGTGCCCTGGTCCCATGTACCTTGGAATCGCCTGCATCTCCGCTCGACTGCCTCCAGGTAGTCGGCAGCCAGCGGCTCACGCATTTGCAGCCACCCTCCCGCGGAGATCGCCGTCGCAAAACAACGGGTAGGCCTTCGTGACCTCGTTTCGGCCATGGTCAATCACGACCAGGCCCTGGCATGGCCGCTCGTGCGAATTGGCCTTGATGAACACCGCATAGGCCGAGTGCCCGATCACGCTACCGTTGCTGACGTAGCGGCTTCCGCGGAGCCATCCCCAGGTGTGGTAGTGCCCGAAAATGGTCAGGTCGGCCCGGCGGCTCGCGTCCCACGCCGCGATGGCCTTGGATGCCGGCAGGGCCAGCCCGTAGACCCCGCCGGCATAGCGGATGCTGTGCCCGTGTGTCGTCCGCAGCACAAAACCGTCAAGGTCGAGATAGCCCAGGTGGCCGGTGGAGATTCGCCACTCCACGTTTTTGTTTCGCTCCTCGCGGGCGAGGGTGTGATACAGAAGCTGCTCCCACGAATGATCCAACTCCGTCGCAATCCGCAGCTTTTCGGTCGAGCGGCCATGATTGCCCGCGTTCGTGCAGACCATCACCTCGTCGGCCCTGGACGCGATCGCGTCTATGAGCCCCCGGAGCCGCTCGCCGATCCACCGTGTTGCGTTTGGCGGGGTGAGCTGCGTCACCTCGACGCAGTCCGGGTGGATATGCCCCGTGATGAAGTCGCCGCCCAGCCAGACAACGATCCGGCGAATGTCCGCCAGGGCCCGCTCGTGCTCGAGCATCGAAAACAGTCTCGACTCCAGCTCGGCCAGGCGACGCTCGCAGACCTCTAGCGAGTAGTCGTTTTCGCCGTTGACGGTAGCCGGGTCTACTCGCTCCTCGCAGTGGACGTCCGAGAGCATGAACACCACAGTCGCCGCATGCCGCCGCTTTGATGCCCTGGCCGGCCGCTTCGGGTGGACCGCGGCCAGGCCTTGAAGGCTTGCTAGGGCATCGGCCCGCTCCCGCTCGCGGTCGATCTGCGCGAGCGCCGCCTTGTAGCGGTTCTTGATCGTGGCAACCTCGGAACGCAAACGGGCCAGCTCCGCGTCAGCGGCAAGCTGCTGCTGCGATGCGACGGCATCGGCGACGGCCTCAACGGCACCGGTCACTCGCCTTTGAGCCATGCCTGGACTCCGTTTCGCCCGATGTTCGCGATGCCCCTCGAAGCCAGCACGCTTACGATCGCCAGCACGGCAGGCCGCTGGTGGCGGCCGAACTTGCCGGCCAGGTATGCCTCCTTGATCGCCTGCAGCGTCGGCTGGTGCTCGTCCGCGACGCGATCCTGCCATCGCCGCGGCCGGCCATCGGGGATCGCCGCCGCAATTTCCGCGATGATGTCGTTGGCTTTGGCCATCAGTCATCCTCGTGATCGTCGGCCTGGCGGAACCCTTCGGCATCCAAGATGGCGGCCGCCGTGCTGGCGACTTCCTCGACCGTGGATTCGCTCAAGTCTGGAAACCTGGCGTGGAGTAGCTCGTGGAGGAGAACGTCCATCAGCGCCAACCCGTGCATGGAGCGATGAACTCGGATCGTGCGTTTACCCCAGTCGCAATCGCCCTCACGGTCCCGCGGGTAGTCGACGCGGCGGATCGACCAGCGGCGGTCGCCGATATACACCCGCGTCGGCTTGCGTCGCCTGGGGCTCATGGATTTGGTTGTGTCCCATTCTGCGCCGGCGTCAAGTCGGAATCCGTGCTAGCACCGATGCCCAGCCGCCGGCCGGCGGCGTTCATCCACTCGCGGCGCTCATGGCATGCGCAGTCCTCGATGCCAGCGGCGGCCGCCAGCCGGGCCACCCTGGCCTCCGTAATGCCGATGGCTGACAGGGCCATCGCGGCCACGTCCCCAAGGCCAGGCGTGCAGCGGCGTTTGGGGTACGGTGGATCGCGCCGCGTTAGGCAGTTTTGACAAATGCCGTTTTCAAAAACGCACCACATTATCGCAACGTAAACGTGGCAATACCGCACTCGTCACCGAGCCCTTCACTACTAGAAATATCGCGAATGAATGAAGACGACCCAAGAGTCTTCCCGCTCCACGGATTGCATCTAGCAGTAAGGCCAGATTGCGTCGGAAACTCTGCCATAATCCATCCCCAAGCCATTCGCTTTTGCCGTATTCCGCCAATAGGAAGCGACACAGGCTCGCCGCGCAGTATTTTGTTTGGTACACGAATATCGCCACTTGTATAAAGCCGGTACCGGCCACCAGGAACCCTGGCCGGCACACTGAATAGAGGTTGCTTTAGCGTTTGCACCCGGCCGCAGAACGTGAGGAATACGTCAAACTGATCCCTATCGAGATCAGAGCCGCATGGGTCAATAGGCCAGTTTACGGTTAGCTGGCACGACAACTCATACTGCGTTTCACCGTCGTAGTCTTGAAACCAAAACTGGTTATCTGCTAGCTGACTCCCGTTAGGTGCTAAAGCGCCAAGCGTATATTTGCCGGCTTGGTACAGTTCTCCATCAAACTCTACGTCAAGCTCCGAAAAACACTGTCCCGGTGCTGCGTGCGTAACGCGGCAGTTCTTTGTCCACCTGCGGCAGTTTGTTCGCACCGAGGCGGAGATGGCTGCCGCAGCATCTTGTGCGTTTGTCTCGCACGGACTAATGCCGGGAGCCCCGGTTTCATTGAACTCCATAGGGACGTGCCCCACGGTCACGGCGATATTTGAGGATTCTCCAACACGAACTCCGATATATTCGACATTCCGAGAACTTTCTGTCGGTGCAAATGTATGCCTTGATGGCAATTTCGCGAGTGGTGCGTAACTCAGTTGCGGACGAACGGCACTTTGCCCGACTTGGTCGTATTTCTCCATGTCGGTGTCGGCAAAATCCATGGGGCTAAGACTCTCGAATCCAGTTTTCACAACGCCCGGCATGGGGTTCATCAAGCACTCAACAGAAATCTCGCCAGAGCATCCGACTACAAACCGGAATGTCGGTTTCCCAACAACCCTGCGTTGCGGCACTACATTTTCCATCCCCAAGTAGGACATCTGAAAAGGGATTTGTATGTAGTCTGGCACTGCCCAGTGCGTACCTCGCGACGGGAACGCAGCAAACTGCACGGTCTGCTGCGGCCCTCCGCCATTAGCGAGCAGCTCTGCGTAAATAAAAACCTCGCGCACAAATCTGCTTTGTGCCGACTCCTGCTGCATAAGGTGAGTCTTTAGGGGCGTAGGGTAGTCTGCGCCGGTCGGATCCCACGATTGCCCGAACTCCAGCCGCACGCGGACAGTGCAGGCAGGCTCCAGCCCTTGCTCGTCGCATCCAATAAGCAGGTCTATCGTGACTGGACCCGAGGACCAAGACATGTCAATCGAGACGTCAAAAACGTGGCGAGGATTGTCGAATGGACCGCGAACTAAAAGCGTCCCAGGTGACACCCGCAGCGCCCTGTTGGTGGCAAGGCCTGGCCAATCGCCCTGCGGCTCGCCTGGCGGCTTGATTGGCAAAATGCGTTTCCATTGGTCGGCGCGTTGCTTTCTTGTGAATTGGCCCATCGCAGACTCGATCGTCGCCGCCGCGGCCCTTGCTGACTGATCCTTCAGCCAATCGTAAGACAACCCAAGCTCGGCTAAGGCTGCGTCTCTAGTCGAAGGCCACATCCCGCCTATCTGGGCAAACGTAAGCTCGTTCTGGATCGCTCCAGACTTGAGCCTCCAGACACAACTTGTGTCGTATGATTCGAGGTCGAGCGGCAGCCGGTCGTCATGTACGTCTGCCGCCAGCTCCACTGGTATACGAGGCGGCGAGAGGGATCCGTCAGGAAATCTCACCACCGGCACGGAGTAGCGGCACCGCCCAAAACACCCGCCACAACAACGGCACTTATGGCCACGCGAAGGAGCCATTTACATGCACCCCACTGCCCAGCGGACTTCGTCGGTGCCTCCATCTACCCACAGCAGCTGCACAAGTCCGCACTTTGCCGTGACGAGCTTTGTGTGATCCATGTTGTTGACTGTCGCGTAGCGATGCGATGAACTCGCATACTGCACTTTGCAGGCAAACACACCGCCAACAGCGGCCATCCCAATTTTTGTGGCGCTGATCGGTTCCAGGCAGACAACGAATCGGTCTGCGTGATCGGACGTGTTTGGCTTTACGCCGGCGAGCGCAGGACGCCTAGCGAACTCTCGGGCGTGCGACTCGCTCTGTCGCGGATTTACGACGACGTCACTGATTCCGAGAACGCCAAACTGCGGCACGTCGACGCCGGCGTCGTTTCGGATCCAGACCGTATTCTGCGCCGGCTGCAGGGATCCCAGCTCTCCGCCAGTGCGACCGGAGGCCTTCACCAAGTCGAGCATCCTATTCCACGCCACGGCAGGCACAACCAGCCGCTCGCCTGGATTTACCTTCTGGTAAGGATCTTTCACGGCTTGAACTTTGGTGTCTTTGGTGGATAGATCGCCGGGAACGTGTTTCCAATCTGTAACCGCGCAAAATCTTTCGCTCGATAAACCGTGTTGATAATCACAAACTTGGGTTTTCTGAAAATTGTCGACGAAGACGCAGCCGTCTCGTACAT